GACTTACTACACAGCTCAAGAGCTTGAGAACAAAGTAATGACCGACGGATGGGACGAGGACTTTGTTGATTACATAATTGAGCACTACAGAGGTGTAAGCGTGGACTCAATCGAACGCGAGCAAGAAGGACGTAGGAGCACATCATTGACTGACAACGCTTATGAAGCTAATGAGTTAATTGAAATAGTTTACGGATACCAACGATTGATTGACCAAGAGGACGGATCCGAAGGAATTTACTGCACAGTCTTCCACAAACAGTTTGATGGAAACGAACAAGCTCCGGGATATGCTAAGTTTGAATTATTAAACGGCTACGAAGATTATCCAGTAGTTGTAAGTAAACTTTCTGAAGATAGCAAGAGGTTGTACGACACTCAAACTATTCCAGACATTCTTCGCGGGATTCAGAATCAAGTCAAGGTTGAGCGGGATTCACGTATAGATAGAAATAGCCTAGCTACACTACCTCCGATTCTTCACCCAGTTGGTCAAGCACCAACAGATTGGGGACCGGGAAGAATGATACCTTACCGCAGAAAGGGAGACTTGGACTTCGCTCCAACGCCACCATCACCAGTTGGTTCCATAGAGATCGAGAAGACTATGGAAGCCCAAGCGGACAGACTCTGTGGATTGGATGAAACAAGTCAAATATCACAAGTGCGTAAACAGTTCTTGGTCGATAAGTTTTTACAGCACAACGCTGAGGTTTTACAGATGTGTTATAAATGTTTTCAGAGGTTTGGACCGGACTCAGTTTTCTTTAGAGTAACCGGATCGCCGGACCCCGTAAATTTCGATAAGGGTGACCCCGACGAAAATTACGACATAATCATTTCATATGATGTCCTCAATTCGGATCCAGAAACTCAAGAACAAAAGCTACAGCAGCTCATTGCCCTTACTCAGTTGGATAGGAGTGGTCGTATTGATATCAACTCTCTGCTTGATGCAGCTGCTAATAGTATCGATCCGGTCCTTGCTGATCGTATTCTACAGCCTACAGAGGCTGCTCAAGAACAAGTTGTACGTAAAGTAACTGATGACCTCGCTAAGATATTTGCGGGTATCGAGATGCCAGCGAGTCCTAACGGTGCTCAAGTGGCTATGCAAGTTATTCAGCAGTACACTTCTCAGCCAGATGTTGCTGCTAGGGTGCAGTCCGATGAAGCCTTCAGAGCTCGTCTCGAGAAGTACGCTGGTCAGTACACCTTCCAAATGCAACAAGCACAGAACGCTCAGATTGGTAGAGTTGGTACACAACCAGCCCAAATGGGAGACATCCAAACACAAGGAATATAGTATGGCAAATATGACTAGAAGTCAGTTCGCTGATATGAGAGCATCTCAGCTTTCAGTACCACAGCTCGTAGCTAAGACCGTTAGTTTAAATGAAGGCATTCGTAACAATGTCTACAAGGACACAAAAGGAAATCCAAGTATTGCGGTTGGATTTAACTTAAATGACAAAACAAACCAACCGGCACTGGATGCCTTGGGCTTAAACAGAGATGAGTTAAAAGCTGGTACTAGGTCATTGACTGCCCGAGAAATAAATGAGCTCTACAAGTACTCATCTACGAGAGCAGTTAAGGACGCCATAAAATTTGACCCAAACTTGCGGTCCAGACCAGCTAATGTTCAAGTAGCTATCATTGATATGTCCTTCAACCTAGGTTTAAATAAACTAAAAAAGTTTAAGAAGATGAAGGCAGCCCTTGATGTAAATGACTACAATACAGCTGCGGACGAAATGCAAGATTCGTTATGGTTCGACCAAGTAAAAGACCGCGGACCTCGTATGGTTAAGATTATGCGTACCGGTTTTACTGATTAATTTATGACACTAGAAGAAGACCTACAATCGTTAGGACAGCACGAGCACTTTGCTCGGTTCCTAAATACCATAAGCGACCTCAGAGAGGAATCAATAGAGGACTTGCATAAAGCAAGCAACGAAGAGATACAACAAATCTCGGGTCGAATACTGACATACGACCAAATACTTCAGATGTGTGACTGGCGAAACCTACAAGTACGCTACGCTGATAGACTTTAATTATATGCTATTGATGTATAGTATATAATATAACCATCGACTACGCTCGTCGTAAACAAGCGGAAACATTATGTCAAACGAAATCACAGTGGGAGACGCTGAACCCACAACAGAAACAGCAGCGGAACAGTCAAATATGTCAGTGACGGATTTTATTAACCGTCGCTTAGGCCAAGCGGAGGAGAAAGCTCCAGAAGCGGAAGCCAATGTTGAAGCAACAGACGAAGTAGTGGAAGAAGCCGAGGTTGAGAGCAATGCGGAAGAAACCAACGAAGAAGTTGTTGCTGAACAATCAGAGGAAACAGAGGAGCAATCCGAAGTATCCGACGATGTTCTTTCACAGTTAGATCTAGATGAGATGTCCGAAGATGACCTCAAGGAACTATCCGAAAAGCTAGGCAGTAGAGCAGTAGCTCGATTTGGGGAACTTACAGCAAAGCGTAAAGCAGCTGAAGAGAAACTCAAAGCGATGGAAGCTCAACTCCAAACAAAGAATCCATTAGAGACTCAACAAGTAGCTAACAACCCATATGAATCAGTAGATTCATTAGAGGGTTTGCAAGAAAAAGCTCAAGAAGTAACAGAAGTAATAGAGTGGGCTGAGGAAATGTTGTTCAACGCAGACGGGTACGGACCGGAGGATGTCGTAACAGAAGTAGAAGGAAAAGAGCTTACCAAAGCTGATGTGCGTAAAAGCCTATTGAACGCACGCAAGGCGAGGGATAAATTCTTACCGGCTCAACTGAAAACACTCCAAACAGTAGCACAATCAAAACAGCTTAAAGAAGCCTTTGATACACAAGCTACACAAGAGTTGGATTGGTTACAAGGAGAGGATAACGACACTCGTAAGAACTATGAAGCTATGGTCGGTGATTCCCGATTCCAAAAACTATTAGATAAAGCAGAACCAGAAATAGGAGCACAGCTCAACTATATTATGGCTCACGCTGCTAACAGTATATACGGACGGAAAACCATCAAAAATAGCCCAACCTCTACGAAGTTAAGTCCACCTAAAACAGCCGTAAGTGCTGCATCAACATCAGAGAAAACTGTGGGAAAGTCCGCTAAAGCACTTAAAAGCTTTAACCAACAATTTAGACAGTCTGGCAACAAGAGTGATTTCATAGCTCTCAGAACTCTACAATTAAAAAACAAACAATCCTAATTATAATATACGATGTCATTCTCAAACACATTCGATACAACTAATCCGGGATCTGGTGTTTCCAACAGAGAAGACTTGACTGATGTTTTGTCAATTCTTGCTCCCGAAGAAACTCCAATCCTTTCTTCTGCTTCAAAGCAGAAAGCTAGTTCAACATTTGTTGAGTGGACTGTCGACAGCCTAAGTGCACCATCAACTGCTGGTGTTGCTGAAGGAGCTGACGTTTCAGCCTTCACTGACAAATTCTCTGGACGTGCTCGTCTAGGTAACTACACACAAAAATTCCGTCGGGACTATATGGTATCAGACCTCCAAGAGGCTGTTGATTCAGTAGGTCCAGCTAAGATCGCCCAAGCAGAAGCTAAAGCAATCCGTGAAATCAAACGCGACATTGAAGCTACCCTCGCTGGTACTCAAGACCGTGCTGTTGAAAACGGTGCTGGTACATCTTACGGTTTACGTGGTCTAGGTGACTGGATTGATTCCGCTGGTCCAGCTGATGTTCCAGCTGCATTCCGTACTCCAGCTGCTTCAATCAATGCTACTGGTACTGCATTCACAGAAACTGTTCTTAACACAATGATCTCTTCGATCTATCGTGAAACTGGAACTGTGAACGACCTTATGCTTGTTGCTGACACAGCTCTTCGTAACGAAATCTCTGACTTCGCTCGTAGTGGTGCAGCCAATGACGTTCGTTCAATGAACTACAACGGTAATGAATCAGCTATCAAACTATCTGTTGACTTATATCAATCAGATCACGGTATTGTTTCAGTAGTAAACGGTAACCCGGATTGTATGCCAGCAGTAACTGGTGGTACAGCAAACGGTGCTGGATACTTAGTTAACCCAGAATACTACGGTGTTCACGAGTTAATTCCATTAGGTTCAACTCGTCTCCCTAATATGGGTGGTGGTGAGCGTGGATATGTTGATGCTTCCTTAACTCTAGGTGTATACCACCCCGGAGCACACGGTTATATTCAAGCAATTTCTTAATAATTAACAAAGGAGAAATAATAATATTATGGCTAAAAAAACATCAAACTTAACAGTAAACGAAGCCGCTTACGGCAGAACTGGGTTTTTTCAATTTGATTTCAATGACTTGCAAACTACCGGTTTCCTATCAACGGGAGCTAGTGGTCTTATGGGAGCTGCTAATCAAATTGTATTAGACGTTGTTGAACCCGGAGAAATGATAGAGCATATAACATTAACTGTTATTACAGCAGCTGCTGGCGACACTGACTTCACTGTTGATGTCGGAACTGGAAATCACTCAAATACTGATCCCGATAACTTAATTGACGCAGAAGTATTAGGAGGCGATGCCGCTAATACAAGTCTTGCGGCTGGATTAACTATGACCGGACACAACTCGACAGCAGCTACTGTTGGACTCCTAATTGAGTTCGGTTCATTAACCGCAGCAAACTTAACCGCTGGTGAGTGGGTTATAGCTTGGAAAAAAATTAAATCACCACTTGCTTACGTAAGTTAATTAAACAAATAAAATAAATTTGGTTGGGGGTCACGCAATGTGACCCTCAGCTACTTTTTTTAACTTAAAATTACTTATGGATATTATTACTAATGTACCTAGAAGCTTTACTGACGGTGAAGTAGATGCTGCATTCTTGGCTGAAATCAAGAGTGGTTTTAAATTGGAAAAAGAAACCGAGCACCTACGTGTAGCTCAAGCACAAAAAGAAGCTAAAGACCTTAGAGGAAAGTGCCACCCTACATTAGGTAGACCAGTGGCTACTATTCCGGCTAGGGACTTCTTTAGATTAACTAAAAAATACGGACACGATCAAGTGCACTCCAAGGAGTTCTTGAAGTACTACAACAAAAAGTTTCCAGAACTGAGCCCTAATCAAATATAATGCAAGATAGAACTTACGCTGACTTAAAGGCACTTATACAAGCACTGTCCGGAGTGGGTTCGTTCACTACCGAGGAGGATGCAAACATTGTTAACTTCGTTAACAGACGTTCGTCCCAAGCTTATCATATGAGCCCATCTTGGCCTAGGTACTTAGTAGCTTCAGAAGAAAGAACAATTACTACCGCAAATCTGATTCCTTATGAGCAAGCCACTAAGAACGATATTGGTGAATTTGTTAGAATACACAGAACCCAAGCGTTTTTAAATAACTCAGCTTTAGAGTATGATTTCTTCGTGGATTCAAACGGTGCTAATATTTTAAACTTAGTTGCTACAACGGATACATCCGCTTTTGTAACTTATAAAAAAGAATTAGCACTCTTTACAGCGGATTCAATAGACATCCCGGGAGAGTTCTTTAATTTCTTAGCTCACTCAGCTTATGCGGACTTCCTACGTATGGACGGCCAACACGGAAAAGCTTTGACTGAAGAAGAGGTAGCACAGAGCTACATAGATTCCCAGTTGGAGCAAATAGATATTCGTAACAACAATAACTCAATCAATCACAAATTTTCAACCTACGTCAACCGCCAAAGTCGTTGACACTTAATGTAAAATAGTCCTATGGCAAACTCATTCGTAACCAACTTATATCCAAAGCCGACTTCCGGAGTAGCGGACCAAACCCTTGCGGTAGCAGATTCTGCCGTGCAGTTCGGAACTGCGTTCAATAGCTTGACTCGATACATTGTACTAGATGTACAACTAGCAGACGTTCGAGTAACCTATGACGGTTCAGCTCCTACAACTACAAACGGTCACATCCTTTTTGCTGGACGTTCATACACTTGGAGTAAACAAGCGGCAGTTGCAGCTAAATTTATCCGGGACGGTAGCGTATCAGCAAGTATTCACGCTTCAGAATTTACTGATTAATTATGTCCTCCGAACAACTAGGTGCCGCCCAGAATGTACTCAAGGGCAACCTTGGTGGTGCGTGGGATATTACCAACGGATACCAAGATGCGTACACTGATCTAGGTATAGCTCGTAGATTCGGTGGCTCTGCTGCAGCGTACTCATTGCGAGACATTGGTGCAATGAATGGAAGAGTTGTAAAAGTTCGTAGAGATGT